TTGATTGCTCCATTATCTTCACAGACTTGAGAGGCTTTACTAGCCTGTCAGAGTCCGTAGAGCCTGAGATGGTAACTTACATTATGAATAACGTATTAGATGTACAAGTAAAAGCGGCTAATAAATACTATGGCTGTACTGATAAGTTTATTGGAGATGCAGGCATGTTCCACTGGAATACTATTATTCCTCAACCTGACCATCACAATTTAGCACTACAAGCTGCTAAAGAAATAGAAAAGAATATTATAGAACTAAATGCAAAATTTAAAGCAGAAGACATACCTGAGATTGCAATAGGTGTAGGAGTAAATTCTGGTATTTGCATAGCAGGTAACTTTGGGGCAACCGATAGGTTTGCGTTCTCTCTGATTGGCGATCCTTGTAATATAGCGGCACGTTTAGAATCAAGCACTAAGATAGCTGGAGTGGGTACATTAATAGGCGAAGAAACTGCCAAAAAGTCTAAATTTAAGTTAAGATTATTAAAACCAATAAAAGTTAAAGGGAAATCTAAGCCATTGCAGGTATATACATGGGATTTAAACTAAATTTAATATTAGGTGGTTTGTTAATGGTAAGTATTGCTGGAAGTGCAATGTATATTAATATGCAAAAAGCAACAATAGAAAAACTCCAAATAGAATTACAAACTGCTATTAATAATCAAGCTGTATTAGAAAATACAATATCTTCACAAAACAACCAAATTACTGAGCAATTAGAACAACAAAAAATAAGCCAAGAAAGAATTACTCAGCTAAATGAAGACAGTAATCTTGCTCAAGCTGAAGTAACCAAGCTAAGAAACACCTTTGCTAGACATGATCTAAATAATTTAGCCATAGCCAAACCAGGTCTAATTGAGAAAATTGTTAATAAAGGAACCAATAAAGTAAATAAAGAGCTAGTAGAGCTAACTAATCCGAGACAATTTGATGAAAAAGTTATATCTAATTAGTTTAATTTTATTAACAACAGGATGTTCTTCTTTAGGAAGTATGTTTAATACAGTTGCAGTACCAACAGTAAAGCCAATAGAAGTAGTCACTATTGAGAAGCCTGCACCAATGTATCATCCACCTTTACCAGGGAACATCGACCCTGCTGAAGTAAAATGGAAGATATTAAATCCTGAAACAATGCGAGAATACGTTAATAATTATGATAATGGCGATGCGCCAGCAATGGCATATTATGGGTTAACGGCTCAAGGCTATGAGAATTTGTCAAACAATATAGCTGATATTAAAAGATATATTAGACAAAATTTGGCTATAATTAAATATTATAGGGATAATGACCCTACTACAGAGGAAAATGATAATGAGTGATGCACCAGATGCTTTTGTTTATAACGCCAAATTAAAACGAGTGATAGATGGAGATGGCTTTGTACTTAGTGAAATAGATTTGGGTTTTAAAGTAAAATTAGCTAATCAATCGGTTAGAATGGCTGGGATTGATACGCCAGAGTCTAGGGTTAATACCAAGAGACAACCTGAAAGAACTAGAGAAAAAGAATTAGGCCACCAGGCAAAAGCTAGATTAAAGGAACTATTAACAGGCGATATAAAAATAAAGTCGTTAGGTCGTGGTAAATATGGAAGATTGCTTGCCATTCCATACGACAGCGAAGGTAATGATATTTGTGCAAAACTTATTGAAGAAGGTTTGGCTGCTCCTTATTGGGGTGGTACAAAAAAAGCAAAAGTCAGAGATGACGGAACATGGGGAGAATAAGATGAATACTTCCCAAGAAGGTTTATCTTTAATCAAAAAGTTTGAGGGATGCGAATTAGAAGCTTATCGTTGTTCTGCTAATGTTCTTACAATTGGTTTTGGGCGAATTAAAGAAGTTAAAGAGGGTGATACTTGCAGCCAAGAGCAAGCTGAAGAATGGCTTACAGAAGAATTACCAGAGTATGAAAGTTATATCAATGATATGGTTGACGTTGATTTAACACAAAATCAATTTGATGCTTTAGTTGCTTGGATTTATAATTTAGGACCAACTAACTTTAAAGCATCTACATTGCTTAATGTTTTAAACGCTGGTGAATATGAAAATGTACCAGAGCAAATAAAAAGATGGAATAAGGCTGGGGGAAAAGTTTTGGATGGATTAATAAGAAGAAGAGAAGCCGAAGCTTTATTATTTGAAGGCAAAGAATGGGAAAAGATATAAATGCCATACACTAAAAGAATTTTTAGACCAGGGATAAATAGAGAAGGTACTGCCTACGATAATGAAGACGGTTGGTTTGACGGAAATTTAATACGCTTTAGAAACGGTCACGTAGAAAAAATGAGTGGCTGGGAAAAATTAAGTGACAACACTTATTTAGGAACAGGTAGAGCATTACACAATTGGATGAGTTTGGGTAGTAACCTTTATTTAGGAATAGGCACTACTTGGAAATATTACATTAAAGAAGGTAATGATTATAATGACGTCACTCCAATTAGAAAAACCTCCACAAATAGCATTACTTTTGCTGCTACTGATGGCAGTTCAACTATAACAGCGACTGATTCTTCTCATGGTGCAGTAACTAATGATTTTGTTACTATATCAGGTGCAGTATCATTAGGCGGGGTGGTAATTGCTACAGTTTTAAACCAAGAATATCAAATAGTTAGTGTTCCTACTGTAAATACCTACACATTTGTAGCAAAAGATACAGATGGAGATACAGTCACAGCCAATTCAAGCGATTCTGGTAACGGAGGGTCTGGAGTTGATGGAAGTTATCAAATTAATGTGGGTTTAGATACTTTTGTTTCTTCTTCTGGTTGGGGTTCAGGTACATGGGGTGCTAATACATTTGGCTCAACCAATGCTTTAACGGCTACTGGCCAATTAAGATTGTGGACAAATGATAACTTTGGTGAAAACTTAATGATTAACCCTAGAGGCGGTGGAATTTATCGCTGGAAACAAGATGATGGTACTAATACTAGAGCAGTTGTATTATCAGGTATAACTGGAGCTAACTTAGTGCCGACATTAGGATTGCAAGTCATTACTTCTGAAATTGATCGACATTTAATTGTATTAGGTGCTGATCCCATTTCAGGTAGTGCTAGAAGTGGAGTTCTTGACCCAATGTTAGTGGCTTTCAGTGACCAAGAAAACGAACTTGAGTTTGAACCGCTTATTACTAATACAGCAGGTTCTTTAAGATTATCATCTGGCTCTAGTATTATAGGTGCAGTTAAATCAAGACAAGAAATTATTATTTTTACTGATACTTCTATATACAGTATGCAATTTGTTGGACCTCCATTTACTTTTGCAATTAATCTTATTAATGAAGCTACAGGCTTAATAGGACCAAAAGCAGCCATTATTGCTGATAGCGGTGTCTACTTTATGAGTTATGGTAGTTTTTATGTTTATAACGGAACAGTAGAAAAATTACCTTGTTCCGTACAAAGCTATGTATTTTCTGATTTAAATAACGGCCAAGCTTATAAAATACATGGATTTAGTAATAGTGAAAATAATGAAATAGGTTGGTTTTATCCTTCATCTTCTGCAAGCGAAATAGATCGTTATGTTATTTATAATACTCAAGAAAAAGTTTGGTATTACGGTCAGTTAGAAAGAACTGCTTGGTTAGACTCAGGTGTTGTTAGTTATCCACAAGCCACTAAAGATAATTATTTATACCAGCATGAGGTAGGTTATAACGATGATGGTAGCGCGATGACTAATGTTTTCATTGAATCTAGTGACTTTGACTTAGATGATGGTAACAAATTTACATCTATTTCTTCTGTTATACCTGATATACGGTTTTTACAAGACTCCAACGATGGTTCTGTCAATATAGTAACTAAAACTAGAAACTATCCTGGACAGTCATTAACGACTAGAGCTACCTCAGAAATAACATCGTCTACTACTAAAGCCAACATAAGAGCTAGAGGCCGTCAAGCTGTATTGCGTGTTGAGTCAAATGACGATCAATCAGGGGATGGTAATTTATCTTTAGGTTGGCGTTTAGGCGCAACTAGAATTGATGTAAAAACTGATGGCAGAAGATGAGCAAATTACTAGAAACAAGACTTCCAGTCGAGTCTAATGAATTTGCAAGAAAAGAAATCTTTAATCGTTTAGTTAGGATACTAGAGATTAACTTAGGTTCATTTGATCCTAATTCAACACCTCAATTTAACGATCAACAAATCAACACTTTAGCTTTTCAACAAGGTGATGTAATATGGAATACATCTATTGGCGTTTTACAAATCTACACTGGCGCTAAATGGATACAGCTTCATACTCCAGCGAATCCACAAGGATATGAACTGCAAGCCTCATTAGGCTCCGTTTCCATTCAAACAAATGGAGATGTTACCGTAAATATTTCAAGTTCATCCGAAGGGTGGAGTATAGAAAGATGGTACTCATAGGTATATTAAATGAAAAATATGATGCATAGAATAAATAGGAAAAAAATATGGATTTCAGTTTTATAACAAATGCAATAACAAAAGTTTTAGGAAACAAAGCAGTAAAAGATGCAGTAATAAATGCAGCGATAACGAAAGTTGCAGGTGGATCTGATAGGGCTGTATTAGCTTCAGGGCTAGGTAGTTATGCTGCTGGTAAATATGGTATGCCATCAACGGGGACATCACCAACTATTAATCCAAATGTTGCAACCGCAAGAACCAGTATAGAAAAAGCAATAGAAAGTGCAGAAACTTTAATCAAAGAATTTGAAAAACAGGGTAATATATCTGAAGTTGCTAAATTAGATGGACAGATCAGAAGTTTAAAAAATGAACTAACAAAATATCCAACCACTACAGGTGGCATCCCTAGCGTCAGTGGAACACCAGATTGGATTAAAAAAATTGGTGATTATATTGGCTTTGGCGGCAAAAGTGGGCTAGAAGATGCTTATGGTAAAAACGGCATAATGAGTAATTTCCCTGGCGGGGGCATGGGTATGGCAGCAATGGGTCTTCTAGGTAAAGCAACTTATGACGATTATAAAAGAAGAGAAGGCGGTATAGCTGAAACTCCACAAGTATCAATGGATGCGTTAGGTAGATACCAATTAGCTAAAGCTCTTGGCACTGGTGGTACTAGGGCAGAGTTTGGATTAAGTCCAGCACCAGCATCTCTTGACTTTGATGCGATGAATC